CCAGGTATGCGTTGCTTCATTCGTAAGCCCCTCTACCCCTCTGTCTGATGCTCACACCCTTGGCCTTCTCGCTTTGCCGCTTACGCGGTCTGCCATGCCTGTTACTGACATGGTGCTTGGTGGGTCGGTGCTCGGCCCAATGGTGTGTGTCGGTTATCCCGGCATCAATCCTGTCATGGATAAGCATGTGCAAGGCAAGACTCGACACCGGGTAGATACGGCACCCATGCGGGCATAGGGCGGCTTTGAGGGTTATGCCGCAGACCAGTAACTTACCAGGGGATGTCATCTTCTTTGCCCTCAGCATCACCATCACTGACGGGACCGGCTTCGATCGGGGTTTCCAGTTTGCCGTTACTGAAAGCTATCATCACCGTATTGACCAGGGCGGCTCTGGCATTGGACCGCTCACAGATATGCTCGCCTTGGTCGTCAGGCTCCAGCAAGCAAGCCAGCTCATGGGCGGCTCTGCACACTAAAGACCAGTCGGACCAGGGAATTTTACCGTTGTGTTGTTGTTTAAGCTGGTTGAATGCCGCTTCGACGGAGGGTGTCTGTGCCGGTGGCGCCGGCGGTGGTGCGGCTGGCGCCGGCCCAATGATCTCGGCGTCCTTGAATACCCTACCGTCCTTGCCTTGAGTCTCGGTGATATTGACCGAGAAACTCTGTCCTTTTTGCGGCTTGAAATCGCAGTATAAATTCAGCCATTCCGACCAGCCGACCGGCTTGACTCCCCATTTCTTACGACCCTTCCACTCGCGTGCTTCTTTGGTAACGGCGTCTACTTGAATTATCGGCATGACTTCCTCCTTATGGTATGTGGTTAAAATGCGTAAATTTTGCCCGTTCTGTAGCTTCGGCAGACCGTCCAGCTTCAAAATAGTCCTTTGCACACTCATATTTCACCTTCGCCCGTAACTCCGCACCCTTGGCGAGTGCCAGGTTACGGCAATAGTCTTGATATTCCTTGGCCCCTCTAGCGAGTCTTTCCAGCTTGGACTCGCTCATGTTGCCGTCATCCAGGTCATTCATCAATGCGGCCAGGACATTCTTCTTTGCGTCGTCAAGCTGCATCCAAGTGGCATGTAACTCAGCCCATGACTCGCCTAACTTTTCGGCGGCTATGATGCGCCGCTCCAACAGGCTCAGGTTACTCATTTTGTGACTTCTTCTGCAAAATAGAGTCGCGTCGTTGTTGTAATTCTCCGATCAATTCGGTCAATTCTCTAGCAATTTGTGCGGAGATGGTACGCATACTAGAGACACGGGTAAGGTCTTCAGAGAATCTCAAGTGGCTATCTCTCAGTAAACGAATACGTCCAAATACAAAATCCAAGTCACTCAATGAGTCGCTTAAGGATGAAATAGACTGTCGTTCGATAGTAAGAATGTCTTTCTTACTTGAGGCGATTCTGAGTTGAGATTTAAGTTTTGCCATTGTGTCAAGAATATCAGCCACTTCTCTTTTGAGAGTGTTTTGGCGATTACATAACCTCACATATTCCAATTGAGGGAGTCTGCCACTTGTTCTAATCTTGTTCGTGACCTCTCCTAGATCACGCTCAAGTTTGAGCTTGGCTGTTTGCCATTCGGCGATCTTGTCTTTGATCTGATTGATTTCAACGACACGCTCAGCTTCACTCATTTTGTCCTCCCTACCACCGTTTCGGTCTCAAAAACCTCGATCCCCCCTATCTCATCTTCAAGCTGTTTTACCATGTTGGGGGTAACTACGGATATTTTATAAAAGGCATTCTCGACTGCCGCCTTGATGACACCCTCGGCGGGCTGGCAATAGTCGCGTTTGACCGCCCTGGCGTCCGTTATACGGTACGTCCAGCGTTTCCGGGTGGAAAGCCCCGCCACCTTGGGCAGCGTGCTAATTTGGGGCGTTATGCGCGTTGGGGCTACGGCTTCAGCCAGCTTGGCATCGGCATCATCGGCAAAGCCCAGGGCTTCTAGGGCTTCGGCATCGGCTAGGGCTGTGGCCTCCTTAATCCAACGGGCGGTACCTAGTAATTTATTTGTCTCTGCCCATGCCTCGGCATCCTTGGCTTGCTTGTAAGCCAGCGCCAGCGGCTCAACGATCCTCAAAGCCGCGGTAATGGGCTGAATATGGCTATCCCGCAGGGCTATGGCCGCTTTGTGGGAGTCATGGGCGGCTTGGATACTCGGCTTGTGGGCTTCGGTTATCTTGGCGATAAGGCGTTTACAGTGAACAATGAAGTGGCCCAGGGCGCTATAATCCTCGTCGGTGCGGGCCGCCGGTATCAGCTTGGCGTTGTCCAGCACGCTAATGGCTTGGTCGTATAGTTGCTCGCTCATTTCTCCCTCCGCTCGCTTTCAGCCAGCATGGCCTCGGCAACATCAAAACATCGCTTAGCTAAGTCTGTTGCATTCGTCCAATGGTCTGTATCAATCCAAGCATTTAGCGCCATGCCGGCAAACCATTCGAGCCTAGTTAAATCGGAAATAAGTTCATTCTTGCCCATTTTCTTTATCCCCCGTCGCTTCGCAATAGTCGCAAGGCGCTTTGCATGTGCCTTCGTCATGGGCTAGGCGTTTGGCTTCCCCTATCTTTTCATATTCGTAGTCGGTATCGCATTCATGCGGATATTCTTTCATTTCGCTTCCTTCCCTTGATAGTTGCGCGTTAATCTCCAGCCAGCAGCGATCGCAGCATTGGCTAGGTGCCCGGTAATAAGTCGGATGGTGATACCAGGCACCACAAAATTGACATGATATAGCGTCTTTCATCTTGCCTCCGTCCTTAGCAGACTGTCGCTTCGCTTCATTTGCCGGCGCGCAACTCGGCCAGCTTGCGGGTAATGTCCATGCTCAATCGACGCAGTTTACCGCTATTCTTGGTGCCGGAAATAAGATAGTCGTAGTCGCCCATATCGGCTATTGTTGCCGATGCCGATGTCTTAAAATTCGCCATTAACGTGATGAGTTCAAGGATGGTTTTCTTTGTCATTTCACCCCTCATACCAGCGCGCTGATAAGCACCCAGACCAAAGCCCAAAACATCAGGCAAAACGCCAGCCCGATAAGTGGTCCTAGTGGCGAGCCTCTTTCAATCTTCATCGCGTGCCCTCCCTTTTCCTACGCCTAGCGCGAAATGTAATTGCCTAATCAATTCGTCTAAGCCTAGCGCCAAGACAAACGGCAGCTTATCGCGCTTTTCCCATTCGATGATGGTATTGCGGGCGACAAAGCAAAACCTAGCGAATTGGCTTTGGTTGATGCCCAAGGCTTTGCGCTCATGGCGGAGATCGGCGCCTGACTTAATCATTATCATTCACCACTTTGCCGAAAGCGTATCCTTTACGGTAAGCCAGAAACAATTCATTAGTGTTACCATTCTGATAGATAGCTTCCTTTCCCCATAAATCCTTAGGTTCTTTGTCAAGGCGGCAGTAGGGGAAGTCGCGTTCAAATTGTTCTAACAAGTCGTAATGTTCTTTTGTTTTTATCATCGTTTCACCTGTAGGGACTGCTCAATCATGCGTGTCACCACGGCATCGACTTTGGCAACGTTGTAAACGCTGCATGAGCCTATGCCGATTATAACGAGGATTATTGCCAGTATGGCGTCTAAGTCTTTCATGGTTTTGCTTCCTTCCTCTTGAGTTAGTTTAATGCCCGCCCGTATCGCCAGCGGGCGTGGTAAGTTGCCAGACTCACGGCGCTTGCCCTTAGAAAGGGCGAAGGGCAAGGCTAGACTTTTTCGACCTCGCTTTTGTTTTCTGCTTTGAAATCCCGATCCGCAAAGACAAAGACATAACCGCGTGCTGTACCGCCGGCGACTAGCTTACCCTTCCAATTCAACTTGGCGCATAGTGCCAACGCTGCTTTGTGGTGCATTTCAAGCGAGTCTAGGTCGCTGTCCCATGACAGCGTGATAGAGTTGTGGCCTTCGGCAGTGGCCTTGCAGCGCGATCCGCGTGTATTCGTTGGGCCGATGTAGCGCGTCTCGATGGCCTTGTAGGCCCATAGTGTGTCTTTCATGTTATCCCCTTCTCTTTCTCCCATGTTTGGCAACATGGAGGTTAAGCACGCCTAATCCGATCAATGGGCAACTCTCATAAGAGTTGCCGATGATGGGACTATAGATGTTTAAACGCAGGCGTTAACTCGCCATTGTCAAGGACTGCAACGCGAGCCGGACCATCAATGCGACCATCGCTGTTGGCGAAAACGTGATAGCCTTTCTCAAGTAACATGACGACCTCAGAGTAGGGGAGGTTTTTCTTAACTTGACTCGGTTGGAAAAAAGCCGGAATTTTGACTATTTCCTTTTCGCCGTTAGCCCACTCAATTTCATATTTGACCATCTTAGTTTTCATTTTCCCCTTCCATTCTCCCGCTTGGCAGCGGGTGTTGCGAACGTTGATGTTAGTCGCGAAACTGCTTCATGGCGTTGATATAGGCTTCCTCAGCCTCATCAGCCGCTAATTGCGCCAGGTGGTATATCTTGCGCCCGCGGAGAAACTCATCATCATCAATGACCCGTCCGCGGTATGCTACCTGCACTGCGCTAAAGGCCTGAGATGCCAGGCGGAATACATAAAGAGAATCCTCGTAAGCTTCCTGGACTAAATCTTCCTCAGATAGTTTTTTGTTTTTCATTTTCATTCCCTCCTGCACGTTGATGGTTAGTCGACAATTACCCAAAAGCGCCAGCTATCGCCGTAGGTCATGAGCTGTGCTGTCTTTGGTCCTTGGTCCCCATCGAATGTCTGTAAGCTATCGGCAACTACACTCGCGTGAATAGGCTGTAGGTATTGAGGCTCTGTGATATTCACTTGAGCGATCTGGTGATACCTGCCGCCGTATATTTCTCGTAGATGGTTGATGGTTTTCATTTTCATTCCCCTTTGCACTCCCATTAAAGCAGGACTCATGCCAGATAACAGCGCAATGCTAAATGCTCAATAACACTACATTCCCCTATGAGTCAAGGAAAAAGAATTCAGGCAATACTGCCATATTTATTTACACTACCTATAACTTGATACTCTAAGTAGTTGAATTTATTACAGTGGGCAATAATGCCTTGTTTTCTCAGAAATGCCCGATGGGATAACGCTTGACAAACTCTACTTAATTCAATAGTAGTGGCGTATGGAGCAATCCATAGTAGTACCTGAGGCAATGGAGCGTAGCTTGGAGCAATCTGGGCTACGCTTTGTTGTTTGTGGGACTATTCGGCAATCACGAGGCATGGATCGCGTCTCTCAGGTACTCCATAGCGCCATTGCCTACAGCGCCACTGGCGGGATAGCTGCTAATAACGTGATTGACCGGGCCAGCGCAATCGACCGACCGACCGACCGACGCTTTCACGATTCAATCTTGATCTAATCACATTGAATCAACTATGGCCTGCATCATAGAATGGATTGCAGGGTTACTCGGGGGGCTTAAGAGGATAGCGGAGGGAGTGAGGGAGTGAGAGCAGCGTCCCAACCTAAGGAGTACCTGTCTTTAAAATCTTAACTCATGGATGGTTCAGCAAGTCTCACATCACCTGCCTCAGTACCAGTAGAATCTTTAAACCTAATCAGAGAATTTAAGGCCATTGCTGAGTTCAAGGCCATTAAACCACGTCAAAGACGTTATTTACTGGCATATTGCGCTAGTGGCTCAATCACCGGATGTTCTAGGTTATGCAATATCCATTGGATGTTTCATTATCGATGGATACAAAAGTCTGAGGATTATAAACAAGCTTATAATAAAGCTCGTGAAATGTTTGCTGACTATGCTGAGGGTGACGTATTTACTAGGGCCTTTGTGGGGACTGAGCATACTATCACTAAGACAAGGGGAGATCAGGTAATTGTTGAGAAGGTGAATCGCAAAAGCGACGTATTAGCCATCTTCGCTCTCAAAGGTCTAAGACCTGAATATCGTGATGGTTTTAATATCACTACGATAGGTCCAGCACAGTTAGCTATCAGCTATCCCGGACAGTCACCTAGGGCAATAACACCCGATAATGGCCTTAGTAAGTTAGGTGAAGACCTCGAGGAAGCTAAGATAATAAACCCATCCAAAGTCTAATTCCCATAATTTAGAATAATAAAATAATACTCAGTGTTATGGCATGGATAGACCATCAGTGTCTGATAACACATAATCTGTAAACTTTACCATAATTGTACAACATGGACAGTATTGTACAGTGCGGGAGCGTGGAGCGTGGTGCTGGTAGTAGTGGTAGGGGGGGGTGCTTTTTCCCTACGAGGTGAGGGGTGGGACCCATTTTTTAGGGCCATACGCCTCCACGTTAAGGAGTAGGCTACCAATATCCCCGCTTTTAAAGTATCAAGGGACTCCATGCCTAAACTCCGTCACAAGATAGACCCCCGGCAGGCAAACCAGAAGGCAGAGATCAGCTTTATGGAGCAGCCGGTGGTGGCTGAGTTTGTCCAGACCATTAGGGATGGGGGACGTAACCCTGAGCGTAGGGAGATATTCTGTTTTGGTACTCGTGGTGACGGCAAGACCATCGGGTGGATGGTGGGGGCGATAGAGCATGCCCGGGCGCACCATGCCGCGGGGTTTCCCCTCCCCGTTCCCTGGGTGGGAGTTACGGATACTTTTACCAGCCACAAGTTAAAGACCATCAAGAGTTTCGAGAATGTCATATTCAAAGGTGGCTGGAGACTAACGGATAATGACCATGTGGCTACGTTTTACTTAGCTGGGACTCCCCTAGTGAGGGTGGACCTGTTTGGGATTGAGGATCAGGGGGCGATGGACCGGATGAGGATGGAGACGGTGGGCATGTGGTTCGAGGAGCCGGCGCCTAGTTCTCAGATGGTGGTGTCCAGCGGTGTCAATGAGGATGCCTGGAGTCTCGGGTTGACCAGTCAACGCACACCTAGCCACTTTCACCCCGCGGTTACGACCGAGAACCTACCTGATGAGGATCATTGGACATGGCGTAGGGCTAACCCCCATCAGCGACCAGTCTTCGCACACCCCGAGCAGTTCAAGAAGATGTTCCTGGATAACGGTTACCGGTGGCTTCCCGAGTTTGACAAGTATCCCCAGGGCAGTCCCCTGTCCGAGTGCATGGGCAATTCATCCTACTTGCCGACTGTCCAGTGGTTCAGGGTGCCAGCCGGCGAGAGAGCAAACGAAGAAGCGAGAGCCGATTGGGGTCAGTCCCTCCAGAATAGACCCGACCTAGTTCGAAGACTCCTGCTTGGACTTCCCGGCGTTATCATGCTTGGGGACCAGGTAGCGCAGGGCTTTAGCCGTGACCTCCACGTTTCATCTAAACAACTCCCCTTCATTCCGGGAGAGCCTGTCTACTTCGGTATCGAC